ACACCCCCGAGGATGTATGGTATCGCTATTCTATCCGCTCCCACGGCATAGAGCAAGAGAGTAGGTTGAGTTGCCATTACGCAAACATTACTATTGATTTTGAAACATTAAACGTAAGATAAGATGAAACCATTTATTGGAATCAAGAGAATTTGGTATGGTGCTCCTCTTACCGAGGCAAATACACCTGCTAAGTTGGCTACATGGTTGAAAACCGCTACAGAGGTTAAGAACAGCCATGAGGGAACATGGGGATATTCTCAGGATGACCCTAGTGTTACCGAGTACAAGAACGAGCTGAACGGACAGGTTTACTATCGTGACAAGACCGATGAGGGTGCTAAGACAATTACATTCTCTATTGGTGTCTTTTCATGGAAGAATAAGGTAGACTTGCAGGGTGGTAAGATGTACAAGGCAACTGGAGAAGAGACTACAACGGAGGCAGATGCAGTAGGTTGGTCTTCTAGCCAAGATTTGGCTAATATCAACAAGTGTATCGTTGCTCAGACCAAGACAGGGAACTACATCGTTTTCTCAAATGCGGCTATCGTTGCCAAGGGTGACCAGCAGGATAAGAATATCACTTTGGGTATTTCTGCCGTTGCTATGGAAAGCGAGATCGATGGTGTGGCTGGCGAGTACCAATGGGAAGGCTCTGCGGTTGTAGAACAAGAATAAGACATAGGCAACAAATGATAGAGGGGGATGGTGTTAATGCCGTTCCCCTTTTTTAATATTCAGAACCATGAGTAAGGCAAGTAAATTAATTACGGATGCAATTCTTGGAGAGGACACCGTAACGATAATCGTGAATGGAAGGGCTTATTACGTTTCACCACCTACAATTATAAAATTGGTCAAGGCGGCTAAATACCTTGATAGTTTCGAAGAGTGCAAGACCTTAGCGGAAGTCTTATGCATGCTTAAGAATTTGGATGATGCTTGCAAGGCGTTGTCCGTATTCATACAAGGCGATGAATCCATTAGTGATGAATTATCTAAAGGAACGCTTGAAGAGGTTGTCAATGGCTTACAAACGGCTTATTCCTTAATCTCTATAAAGGATTTTCAGACGCTATCAATTTTGGCGAAGAGTGCGGCAAGGATGATAGCAAAACCACGACCATAGGTAACGATACACTCTTAGGACAGATTGCATCTTTTATGGATAGTCTGCATTTATCTTACCAAGAAGTCGTGAAAGAGATACCTTATAGAAACTTATTGCTGATGGCAAAAGACAAGCAAAGAGTAGCATGTGGTGATGTAATGTATGAGGTAACGGAAGAAGAGTTTGGAATGAACTTCAAAAAAGGATAAGTTTAAAATAATGCAAATAAAGTATTAAAAGCACTAAAACGCTTGCAAGTTAGCGAAATAATATTTATCTTTGCAAGCGCAGAACAAAAAAGGATAAAATGGCGATTTAAGAAATTGATAAGATATTAGAGACACGAAACCCGATGGACTATACCGAAAGGCAGTCCGAGTCACTATTCCTTTGACTTTGCAATCGGTAGTTTCGTGTTTTTTGTTTAAAATAAGATGCAAGATGTAAGGTTGATATTCGAGATACTGGTTTCCATGTTGCTTTGCGTTTGTCTCATATTGCTTGCTGTAAGTAGATATAGGCAAAAGAAAAAGCGTGAAGAACCGGAGCGAAAGGAAATGGACTTGATAGACTTCTTTTCTTTGGGAGGAGTTGCCTATTATTGGAACAAAGGTGGTAAGCAGCAGAAATGCTACACATACGAAGAATTTCTGAAAATCAAGGCTGACTACGTGGAGCTTTGGTTGAATCAGAATAGATATATTTTTAACTCTCAATTAGATTGCGATGATATATAAAGTATTTGTTTTGTTTCCGACAATAGTAGTATCAGATGGTATTGTTGGTATAGCTTGGCTAGGAAAGGTCTTTGGCTGGCGATATGGAAAGAACAAGAAAAAGAGCAAGAATGTGTCCTTAATGATAGGATATAACACAGGAATGTCTCTTAAGTCGAAAATAGACGATAACGCAGCGGATGATTATTTAAGACGCATTGCCGAAGAAAATAGAATCTAAATTCAAGGGTTAGAGTCCCTTTTTTACAACCATATTACTTGTGGTTATTTTTATACATCGGTTTTTATTAACGATTGTTTTTTATGGTAGATAAATGTATAAAAACGAGCACAAGTTCCCTTATAGATGGACTAAAAAAGATGCTAATTTCACAAAAGACAAAGGTAAGGTGATGTCTTGCTTTTGTTGTGGAGGTGGAAGTTCCTTTGGCTACAAACTAGCTGGCTACGATGTTGTAGCCTGTAATGAGATAGACCCAAAGGTTATGAAGATGTACTTGAAAAATCACGATGTCAAGTACGCTTTCAATTGTGATATTCGTGAGTTGATTACCAATATCAATATGGGGGGGCATATTATGAAAGAAGAGCTTCATAATTTGGATATATTGGATGCTAGTTTCCCTTGTTCGGTATTCAGTATTGCAGGTGACCGCCAAAAGGCTTGGGGAAAGGAAAAAGTATTCCGAGAAGGTCAGAAGGCGCAAAGGCTTGACGATTTGGCTTTCTACTCAATCGACCTCGCTAAAGAACTAAAGCCAAAGGTAGTAGTTTTTGAGAATGTTCAAGGTTTATTACAAGGTGAAGCCATCGAGTACGTAAAGGAGATTTATAGACAGATGAATGATGCCGGATATATCTTGCAGCATTGGCTTCTCAATGCACGTAACATGGGTGTTCCTCAAAACAGACCTAGGGTATTCTTTATTGGGTTACGTAAAGACCTTTGCGAGCCGTTTATGGTTCAAAAGGATTTGTTCGAGCGAGTGCCTAAGATAGATATGGACTTCAACGAGAAAGAAATTGTCTTGGATGAGTTCTCTGACTATTGTGGAAGGCAAATTCCTAAAGGAATGATGAAGTATTGGGAGCATAGAAATGAGAAAGATAATTCTATCGGTGATATTGTCAAGCGGATGGATAATCGTCTTTCTATGTTCAATAACATGTTTCTCAAAAAGAACAAGGTATGCAATACCATATCAGCAATGGAGGATAGACTTGTGTATTATGATAATCCAAGTTATCTTTCAGTACATGATACGATTTTAGCATCAACATTTCCGATGGATTATGACTTTAATGGCATGAAACCTTGGTTTGCTTGCGGAATGTGTGTTCCTCCTGTTATGATGGCTAATGTAGCTACAAGAATCTGGGATTGTTGGTTGTCAAAGATTAAAAAGGAGGAATGCGCATGATAACAGCAAGTATGACTTCGGGTGAGATGCGTAGAGTACGAAACTTAGATGAAACAAGAATCTATGAGTTTCAGATGCGAAAAGCTAATGAGCTTAAACGTGAAATGAGAAAGCAGAACGTACGACAAATAACAAAGACCTTTGAGCTTGCTACACCGAATGCCGATTATCTCATCGTTGTAGGTGTAAAACATGGCGATGTATTTGCTTCCGGTTTGTTCATTTATCTGAAGGAAACCAACGAGTATATTCCTATGAGTAGAAACGAGGGGTATAGCGAAGATTGTTTTGCTATGAGCGTTCATTTTCTGAAGAGATTTGCAGAAAGGTTTTTGAAAAAAGACTTACCGATTGCCAAGATATTGCAAAAGATATATACATCGTTTACAGGCGCAGTTCAGCTCTATAGTGATGACAAGACAAGAAGAGTGGTATTTGCTATTCCGGAAGGGCTTATACTCACAGAATACGAGCAAGAAAAGCATATCATCCACTACAAAACCTTTGTAAGCATGGATATGCTAAAGAAGACACAGAAGCGAAGTTACGAGAAGATAAGTGCATTTCTCATGGAATCTTGTCAGCAAATAGCTAAAGCAAGAGACACCGGAAATGACGAAAGGCTGTGCGTTGTGTACAGAAGGTTTTACAATGATATTGATTTGCTAGATACAAAGGAGGCGCAAGCCATATATTCAAGTTTCTTTGAAAAAGGAGGTAACAATGAAAGATAAAAGTATAACAAGGTTTCTTGGTGATATAAAGCCTATAAAGAATTACGAAAGGTATTATGTTAGCAAGCTGGGACATGTTTTTACTATTGGGAGAACGTCTCAATTAAAGGAAATCGCACCTTGCAAGACACCAAAAGGTTATCTGAAGGTATGGCTTTACAAGAACGGAAAGCGCAAGATGTTTTATATACATCGTTTGGTAGCTCAGGCTTTCTTGGAGAATCCAGAAGCGTTTCCAATGGTGAATCATAAGGATTTCGATAAGACGAATAACGATGTAGACAACTTGGAGTATTGCACCGCAAGATACAATGTGATTTATTCTGCTATAGCAAAGAAAACCTCTTCCGAATACTTGGGTGTGACTTGGAATAAGAGTGTAAGAAAATGGCAAGCGCAGTATCAGATAGGTAAAAAGAAAATATATATAGGTTGCTTTGATACGCAAGAAGAGGCTCATGAAGCTTATGTTAACGCTATAAAAGAGATTTGATATGCTTGAATTTGATAGAATATACAATTCCGACTGCATAGAAGGAATGAAACAAATAGAGAGCGGGAAAGTAGATTTAATTGTTACTGACCCACCATATTGTATCTCCTATAAGACCGGATGGAGAGCAGACGACCATCGTTTTTCGAAGGAAATACTCAATGACGATAATGAGCAATTGATTATTGATTATATGAGCGAATGCTACCGGATTTTGAAGGATGATAGTGCTGCTTATATCTTCTGTAGTGCCAAGACCTTGGACTTTTTTATGCAACAAGCGAGGAACGCAGGGTTTACCATTAAGAATGTGCTCATTTGGCGAAAGAACAACCATACGGCTGGAGATTTAGATGCGCAATATGGTCAATGTTACGAGCCAATCCTGTACTTGAATAAAGGCAGACGAATCATAAACGGCAAACGTTTGGAGGACGTGTGGGACTTTGATAGAGTTCCATCAGATAAGTTGGTACATCAGAACGAGAAACCAATCCCCTTGCTTATGCAATGCATCTTGAAATCATCGGACGAAGGAGATTTGGTATTTGATGGTTTTATGGGTTCAGCAAGTACTGCTCTGGCTTGTATGCGAACAAACAGGAATTTCCTTGGCTTTGAGTTAGACGGGGAATATTTCAAGGTAGCACAAAAAAGAATCAAAGAAGAAATGTTTAATCAAAAAGATATGTTTGGATATGCTGGAGATAGATAAGATTTATCAAGTTGATTGTCTGGATGGTATGAGCAAGATTGATGACAAGTCCGTCTCGCTTATACTCACAGACCCTCCATATGAAATTTCAAGGGATTCCAATTATGCAAAGTCCGCTCCTATTGGTAAAGATACCGATAGATTTCGCATATCTATCGACTTTGGAGACTGGGATAAACAGGAAGCATTTGATATAGGCTCTATGATAAAAGAATCCTACAGGTGCTTGAAAGATGGTGGATATATAGTTTGTTTCTATGATTTGTGGAAGATTGGGGTCGTAAAGGATGCGATGATTAAAGTCGGATTTAAACAAATTAGATTTATAGAATGGATAAAAACAAATCCTGTTCCAATAAATAGTAAGACAAACTATCTCACAAACGCAAGAGAGGTCGCTGTGTGTGGGGTGAAAGGTAAAAATCCTATCTTTAATAGTGAATATGACAATGGAGTATATAGCTTTCCAATCTGTTGTGATAAGGGGAGATTTCATCCTACCCAGAAGCCTGTTAGTCTTTTCAGAAGCATTATAAACAAGCATTCCTGCAAAGGAGATATTGTACTAGACTGCTGTATAGGTAGTGGAACTACGGCTATTGCGTGTATTCAAGAAAATCGTAATTTTATAGGTTTTGAAACTAATAGAGAGTTTTACGATAAAGCAAACAAGAGAATAGAAAATGAATTAATGATAAAGCAAGACAGTTTATTTTGAAATGAAAGTTAGTGGGTGATATGATGGAGCTAAATAGAATTTATCAAGGTGATTGCCGAAAGCTTCTAAAGCAGCTAGACGATGAATGTATAGACCTAGTATGCTCTGATGTTGCTTATCCGGTACAAGCTAGAGGTGGGCGCAGTAGCATGAGTGGATATTGGACGGATTCTCAAACTAGAAAAGGTAAGATATTCAAGAGTAATGACATAGATATTTCGGAGTATATCAACGAACTATATCGAGTACTAAAGGATAAGACTCATTGCTATCTTATGTGTAACGACTATAATCTGATGCACTTTCTAGATGAGATAGGACGGAGTGAGTTTCACTTCACAAAGTGTTTAATATGGGATAAATGCACTAAGGTGTGTGGAACGTATTATATGAATCAAAAGGAGTATATCATTATGCTTCGTAAGGGAGGTGGAAAGCCAATTAATGAGTTTGGCACATCTGACATTCTGAGTATTCCTATTCCAACCAACAAACGCAGGGATAAAGAAGGATTGATCAATCAGACCGAAAAACCAGTTAAGTTGATGGAGATTCTAATCAGAAACTCAACAAATGTAGGTGATGTTATTCTTGACCCATTTATGGGGAGTGGCACAACAGCAAGAGCTTGCGTAAACCTTGAAAGAAAGTATATAGGCTTTGAAATAGACCAGCGTCAAGTAGATTTTGCCAATAACGAATTAAAGAATATGAGTAGGCAGTTAAGTCTGTTTTGAAACTATGGATATGTGCAAGGTGTTTTGTTGCAATCCTGTTGTAAGAAATGGGAATAAAGAAACAACGGATGCTCTTATAAGAGCTATGAGAGACGAAGCCTTAAAACGAGGGTTGGTACGTGATGAATTGATAGATTTTTGCAACCAATTCATAAGAGAGGGCGAAATCAAAGCTTGTATAGAGCATTTGCTAGATAATTTCAAACGTTATTTTTGGAGGTATCATTGATATGAGAAGAAGAAAGTTGAACAAGTCTCCAGTGCTAGGCTTCTGCGGATTTGTTATCGGTTACGAATGCAAGGAAAAGGGAATAAAGCTGATGGAGTGCGATAAGGCGCAAGCAGATGCAATCATAGTTCCTCATCACTTTTCACACAAGGTAACGAAGAATAGTTGCTTGAATCTTTTGGTATTGTATAAGGATAAGATAAGGGGTGCAATGCAAATAGGGTATGGAATCCGACCGCACATCAAGACTGAAAAGGGCGAAGTGTTGGATTACCATCAAGTGAGGGAATTTGACAGAATGTGGCTGTCTGATGATATGCCAAAGTTTAGCGAGACGATTTGCCTATCTCTCTTGCATAAGTATATTAGGGCAACACATAAGGAAATCAAGTACCTTATATCTTATGCCGATACGTCCATAGGTAATAAGGGAACTATATATAAAGCTGCAAACTATGAGCATATTGATACCATTAAGGCAGATTTCTATGTATTACCAAGTGGTGAGCGTGTGCATCCGGTTACTATGTGGCATCGGCACAAGACAAGAGCATGGGAGGTTCTAAAGGAACTATACCCAGGAATAAAAAAGGCAGAAGGGTTTCAACTTAAATTTCTGAAGAAGTTATGAAGAAAAGAAATAAATGTATTCCTTGTCATTTGCATCCAGATCCTGAGCATTGGTTTAGAAAAGGTCAATCTTGGAAGGCGAAGGTCGCTTATGAAAGCGAGGATGATGCTTGGGAGTTTCTAAATCAGAATTCGAAGTTGAAGGCTTCCAGCTGGCATCCTTACTTATGCAAGGTTTGCTCAAAGTGGCATATTGGTAGGTTACATAATTAACGATTATGAAAAAAGAAGATAGACTTAAAATATATCGCAAATACGATGGGCATTGTGCTTATTGCGGCAAGAGTATAGAGTATAAGGATATGCAGGTTGACCATCTTGTTCCGAAAAATCGAGGTTGTTACTCTCGGTGGAGCGACAAGGAGGGAAAATTTGTCGTATTCCATGGCGATGATTCCATGGAGAACTATATGCCATCTTGCAGGTCTTGTAATCTTCGTAAGCGTGATATGAGTTTGGAACAATTTCGTTCAGAGATTACTAGACAGGCTAAAGGATTGCTTAATGGTAAGGCTTCTTTCCAAGTAAAGATGTCGCTTGCTTATGGTTTAATCGAAGAGCACTTTGATAGACAAATTGTGTTCTACTTTGAGAAATTTAAATAGTTGAGAATATGAAGAAGTTTAAGAAGTCGATAGAGATTAGCACTAAGAATATTTCAGACGTTCTTCAAGTGCCAATTGTTACAAGTTTATACAAGACTAAGAATTTTAAAAACCCTTGTCTTGAAGGTCGTAGCGTTCCTTATGATACTATAGCACTGATGTATGTTCATATCGAAGGCTTTGATAGCGATTTTTGTATTAACCAAGGCAACATGCTCGCTCTTGACATTTGTGATACTTGGTATGCCTTTTCAAAAGCAGGGTGGGAGAAACATAAAAACGATGAGGTATGAAGAAGAAAGGATATTACGAATACGACCAGCCCATTTACCCACACTTATTGTGTGTTGGGGTTGGGTTGCAGTTTGAGGATGCAAAGAAAGCATTCTTGAATAATGATGGTACGGATATTGAAAAGTACGATTTTTTAAATGGTGATGGATTTACTTATTACGGACTTCACATAAGAGAAACAAGAAGAAAGTGCGTTCTTGTTTTATTCAGTAGCAGTAAGGCTATGCGTATGAATGTAATTTGTCATGAGGCTAGTCACGCTTGTGATGCTATCGAGGGTAATATTGAAATGAAACATGGTGGAGAACCATCTGCCTATCTGATAGGTTGGATAGCATCATGTATCAATAAGGCTCGTTTGGGAATTGGAGATTTCGTTGAAATCGTAGATAAGGAAGAAAAATAGCCCAAAGGCAAAATACCATTTGGTGTTTACCCCATCACTATATATAATAATGTAGTGGTGGGGATTTCTTTGTTAACGTCAGCAAATTATTTGTTTATATTATTATAGAGTGTTAAAAGCTATAGGAAATACATTAAATAATTTGCATATTTCGAATATTCTTTGTATCTTTGCATCGTAATTAAGAAATAAAGGTTACTAATTAAAAATGGTGAGACACACCACAAAAACTGTAATAAGAAAATGAAAAAGTTTTTTGAAAACTTATCTGAAAAGTTTAATGATGCGGCTTTTGAGGCGCAGCTTGATGATTTTACTTGCGAGTTTGATGCTATTAACAAACCTGCTGAAATCGTGGTGTCCGTTAAGAGTAGAAAGGTTATCCATTCATATGGAAATATTTCTTCTTATCCATATTACAATGTAGATAAGATTAATATCTATAATGAAGACGGAGAAGACGTGTCTTCAAAATATCCTTTGTTCTGCCAAAGAGTTAAGGATTGCGTGCCTTCTTATAAAGATGTAGAGAATGACTTGATGGAGGCAAATATGAGCGATACCGAGCTTTATTTCGGCTCAGAGGATAATTATTTGCATTACAAGTATGGTAACTAAATGGTTTGGATATGGAGTACGAAAATAAGTTTGTAGGTCTTTCATCTGTAATGAGTCACGACCTTGAAATATTAAGGTATGAACTAGAGTATGGATGGAAATTGGCTCTTATACCAAATGATGTGTGGTACAACTAATTACTTTTAAAATTTCAAATTATGGCAGAATATAAAGTTGAAGTAGATTTGTCGGACTTGTTCGATGATATGACCATCAACGAACAGAAGAACTTTTTAGTAGAAAAGTTCAGTTCCTTACCTATAAACAAGATGGTTGAAGTAGCTGGAGAAATACTGGATAACCTTAATGGCGACCAAGTAGCTAAAGTTATAGAAGACGCTTTCGATAACTTGCATGAGCAAGGTCAAGAGCAAGTAATCAACTATGTGAACGAATAAGGCTATGATGTCCGATAAACAATATAGAGTTGCTCGCAAGGGTGTTGTCGAGCAACTTAAATTAGCTCAGAGACTTCATTGCAAGCACATGGAGCAGAAGTATAAAGTGGCTTTGGAGAAGTTAGAGAAACGCTTCTTAAAGCCGGATGCAGTGGGATGCTTCGATTTGGGCGCAAGGGTATCAAATAGTTATTATCATCTTTAAATGGTTAAGGTTATGGAAAAGAAAGAATATTCTGTTGTCGAATTTATTCAATATCTCAAAGATAAGCCATATATTGAGCTTTATAAAGCTGCTCGTTTAGCTGAGATTTATATGAGAAGAGAAATGAGAGTATTGCGATATTCCCCGTTTTATTTAGATAGAGAATAAATGTATAAAGTATAAAATAAAGGTTATGGCTACAGCAAATTTTGAAATTGGAAATAAAGAGTTTGAGGTACGTTTCATACGAGAATCAGGTTATCCTCCAACAAAGAATGAACGTGGTTCTTCATTGGTTGAGTATGATGTAACTACATACAAAGATAATCAGCCAATGATAAAGAAGTTCAATCAAAAGAGGCGTGTTTATTTTGACCTTGAAGGTAATGTTTATAAGGATAAGCAGAGCAACAAGGTATGGTTCAATCTATATAAAGCAAGCTAATGGTTATGGGAACAAAAGTAGAAGTAAGAACTATTCCTCTGCATGGATTGTTCATCCATAGCAAGCAGGTTTGGCGGTCACTCGGTAAGCTGAGAGCAGAAAGCCATTCTACGACAGCGCAAAAGGTGTTTATGAATGAGCATGATACCGAGGTATCAACTGAGAATGCTGATTTCATTGATGGCTTGAAAGTCACTCCTTATGATGGGGAGTTGCCAAAAATATCAAAAACGTTGGTAGTATGAGTTACTACCAGTATTGTTTAACGCAAAAATTGGTTTAGTTATGGAAACTGAGATTAATATAGTGGAAATCCTAAAGGATAAGCCAGCAAATACGAAGCTATATTCTCCTTTGTTTAGTGAAGTATTTTTTTCGCATGTAAGTGGCGGTTATATAGCTGTGGAACATCATGGAGGAACATCACTATTCTTAAGTAGTGGCAGATTCTATGATTACGATGGATCAGAGCCGTTATTATTCCCTTCAAAGGAAATGCGTGATTGGTCTAAGTTCGCATGGGAGAAAGGCGATGTCTTGGTTAATGAGAATAATGCGCATATTATCTTCGAAAAGTTTACAGATGATACATATACAACCTTTATAGGTAGACATTATCTTAATAAGAATTATAAAAATTATGTCCCAGGACGCTATACTTGTGTTACCCAACATTTTCATATTGAAGAAAGTAATGCTGCTCAAATCTATATATATAATATTGAGGAAAAAATTGGTGGCAAACTCGATCTTAAAACTTTGGAGATTGAAAAGCAGCTTGAGTTCAAGGATGGGGATATAGTGGTATATGGAGAATCAGTAGCAATATGCCGAAGGTTTTATAAGCATACCCTTAGTTTCTATATTTCTCTAAATGAAATGTTTGGATTATTATTTGCCGATGAGGTGGAATCATCTGAAGAGTATAGATTTGCTACAGACGAAGAGAAGCAACAGCTCTTTGAAGCTCTTGCAAAGAAAGGCAAGGCTTGGGATGCTGAGAAGAAACAGATTGTGGACTTGAAGCCAAAGGTCGATGTACTGAAACCATTTGATAGGGTGTTAGTTAGAAATTGTAAATCAGAAAATTGGCGTGCAAATTTGTTTGGTTATATAGACAAAGATGGATTTTATTGTTGCGTTTGGGCTAATTGGGCATATTGTATTCCTTACATCGGCAATGAATCTTTGGTAGGTACAACTAAAGACGTGGAGGGCTAGATATGGATATAGAGAAATTAATAGGAGGAAAGACATCTGTCCCATCTATAGATTTCAATCAAGTAGTTAAGAGTGATAACCTCCGATACTGGAGAATTAGCAATGCTACTTGGGAGAAAGATAAAGTAGAACTTCATATTACCTTTGAAAAAGATGGTATACAAAGTTCCTTAGATAAAAAGTTTGATACAATAATGGAAGCTGTTGGATATTTCTACAACTTTCTTAAAACAATTTGATTATGATAGACGATAAGAAAATAGAAGCTGCTGCTAATAAGCATATTGAGACAGAGTATGCTAGATACAATAGTGGCGAGGTTGAGGAAGAAATGATTTGTCATAGGGGGAAAGATAGCTTCAAGGCTGGTGCTAAGTGGATGCAAGAAGAGTTTTTGAAGAACTTGTGGCATCCTGCTAACGAAAAGCCGAAACGCAGATGCAACTATTTATTGCTTCATTACAAAGACAAAGAAGAAGAATGTTTTGAAGCTGATGTCGTCGATACAAAGGCTTGGGATTGTTACATTAAAGGCTCATTAGTAGAATATATCAATATTGATGATTTGTTTCCAAAGGAAGGAGGTGAGCAATGAAAGATATAAAAGTTGGAGAAAGAATCATTATTGAATGTATAGAAACAAACGAAGATAAACCATTTGTTTGTGAAAAGTGTTTCTTCTGTAATATATTACTACATTGCCCTTTTAGGTGTAGTGCAGCTATCCGTAAAGATGGAAAAAATGTAATATTTAGAAGAGTCAAGGAGTAAAGCGTATGAGCTACGAATCAAGAAGCAGATGTAAGGAAAGGCAGATTACACCTTGTGGAATTTGTCCTTTGATGTTCAAGTGTCCTTATGATGAAGATGAGGATAAGTTTAATCTTCGTAAAAAGTAAAACGTATGGTAGTATATGAATACAGAATCGTAAAGATTGAGAAAGGTCTTTTTCTCATCGAGTATAAGACCGCTCCTTATGGAGTTTGGCATGAAGTGAAAGATAAGAAGTTCAAGACTAAGCCAAAGGCTGAAGCTTGGGCTAGAAAGAACTTTATTTAATAAAGTAAAGCGTATGAATGAGATAGAGAAAATATGTAAGGAAATCCTATGCCAACACTTTATTGTATGGAACTTCGGATATGGTGATTGTATATCTTGTAAGCTTCAAGGGGAAAGCTACAATATAGAGTCTGTAGCCGATGATTGTCCTTACAAGGATAAGTTTAATAAACTTAAAAAGTAAAGCGTATGGATAATAAATTAGAATATATACCAGGAGATTTGGTGATGACAAACGGAGTACCACTAGGTACAGCTAAAGATGTCGTTTACCGAGTAACATCATCAGACCCATCAAAGACTTTGGAATTGGACGATGGAACGGTTACGAAAGGTGTTGTCTGCTTAGAGAACATTGAAGGTGCGAAATTTGGAGAGAAAGGCTATCTCTTAGGTGACTGCTGTGCTTGGGTTAAGGATATTGTTCCTATTCCTATCACTCAGAAAATTCTATGTAAGAATAAATGGGAAATAAATGATATAGACTATGATTATAGCATCAATGATAAGCTATACTTTCGTGCGTTCCCAGCAGAAAGGAAAGCAGGCTGTATTGAATTAGAAGTCTATAACAATATTGCTCCATCTGCTAGCTATGACGTATGCCAAGATGATTTTTATCTTGGGGATATTTCTTACGTGCATGACTTGCAGCACCTTCTCTTCGGTTTTGGAATTAATCACGAAATGGAGGTGTAGGTATGTTAAGAGAAGATACTAGAGGAATCTGTCACAGACCTTGCATCTACAATGATAATGATAGATGCGATATGTGGGATGAACTATCTGTTCCAGATGAAACAGAAAAGTGTGACAATCAAATATAAGTTTAACGCCTTCGGGCATAATTTTAAAAATATGACAAAAGAAGAATTAGAAGCAAAGGTTGCCAAGCAACTAAGCATTATCAATGATGCTAATGATAAGATTTGTTCTTGTGTAAATGATTACATCGAAAGTCTTCCATACAAAGTTGGAGACAAAGTTAGCTGTTCCAGATGCGATGTTTGTTGGATTAAAAGTATTGTTCCGGAAAAAAGTTATAGAGGCTATACTGGCAAGATTGAAGTAAGAATCAACCCTGCTAAGAAAGATGGCACTCGCTCCAATAGAGAGTTTGTACTATGGAGTATGGAAATTGATTGTATCAAAAAGATTAGTTAACCATCCTGCAAAGGATATAAAATAGATAGTAAGATGAAAAAGTACATTGGAACAAAAGTTGTGAATGCCACCCCAGCGTGGCGAGTTGATGGCAAAGTGTATCTCAAAGATGATGCTGTGCCAAAATCCATGAATCGTGAAGACGGTTACAAGGTAGTCTATGAGGGCGGCTATGAAAGCTGGTCTCCTAAGGACGTGTTTGAGAAAGCCTATCGTGAAGTAGGCTCTGTTAACTTCGGTGGTGCTATTGACTTATTGAAGGCAGGTCTTGCTGTAAGACGCAAGGGATGGAATGGCAAGGGATTGTTTATCGTTAAGCAGGTTCCTTCTCATATCACAGGTGACATCATTCCTAATATGCAGTCACTCCCTCAGTCTGCCAAGATCATCTTGATGAACCGTGAGAATCCTCACATTGACTATACTAATCAGATGCTTATCATCAATCCAGATGGAAGAGCAGATTCTTGGGTTCCTTCCGTATCTGATGTATTTGCGGAAGATTGGGAAGTTGTAACAGATTAACTAACCACCCTCTCCCTTTTACAGGAGAGGATAAAAAGAATAGAATTATGATTAAGACAGTTTCAGACCCTACTTTGATGTGTGAGGGATGTGTGTATGATGGTAAGTTTGAGTGTATTCAGCACGCATGTTGTGCAGACCCGAACAATCCCGTTAAGTACATTGAAGTAACAGAGTAACTAATAGCACTCTCCTTGGTAACAGGGAGAGGGTAAAAAGAAGAGAATATGGCAGAGATTATTTATTTTGGAACAAATGGGTGTTCCGGTCATTATCCTATTGGCATTGACAAAACGCTGACAGGGGCAGAGTATGAGATATGGCGCGAATGCGATAATGAAACTTGGATAAATAATATCCGAAAGAATCCTGGTCGCCATCTCATCAATCATCACGGAGAGGTTTATACTAATTATGGTGTTCCGTTCTCTGTAGATGATGAAAGAGGAGGCTCACATACCGAACTATTTTGGAAAGGCATTCATACGAAAGAAGAAATCGTCAACTTGATAAAGAATAATCAGTTTTTGGCAAGGCAATTCAAAATGGATGAGGCAATTAAAGATGTGGCAACAGTTTGTGGTGTCAGGTACAAAGATGTTATATCTGCGATAAACATGACACAAGCATTCGCAGGTGGTAAAAAGAAGAGAATATGAATGCAAATAAAATAACATTAGCTGGCTATATTGTATATCTCCAAAGTATGTATAAACGATATGGCAATATAAGTATAGCGCAACTAAAGCATATAGAAAGAAACAGAAAAAAGGAGGATAAGCAATGAGTAAAGTAACTGCAATTAATATAATTATTAAAAAGAAGAATCAATTAAGAAAGCATAAAGAGGGATATGTTTCTTACATTAATATTGATGACGTTCTTGTGTGGTTGAACGATATTCAAAAAGAATTGGAGGATGAATTATGACAAGAGAAGAATTACAAAATAATCATGGCGATGCTGTCTGTGTATATTGTAACAAGAACATCATTCCAGAGCATAATCTTGGTATAGGTTGTCTTTGCGAAGGAAACTGGTGTGAGGAAGCACAAGATGGCTACGCAGATGAAAATAACATAGAGTTGGAGGATTGATATGACAATAGAAAAACTTATTCAGAAGGCTTATGAGTTCGAGAAAAAGAACAAAAGTTTCACTTGGAAGCCTAAAGATTTCCCTGAGGATATGAGCGAAAGTAGTACTATTGATGAGCTTGTGTCAGAAGGAGATAATATGTATGATGCTTTGAAAGAAGCGGTTGAGTTAATTCACGACCTAGCGGTTGAGTTAGAATATAAAGACGCAGTGGAGGGATAGTTATGGCATGGGTAGCAACTAATGGAAATGGTAAGGAATTTCTTTTTGAAAAGAAACCATACAGAAGTGGATGTGGAGAATATGGATATTGGAATCCTACATATTCTGGTATCGGTGGTTGTGTTCTTATACCTCATGGAAGTATCAAGAAGCTCATCGGAAGAGAATTGTCTTGGAGTGATGATCCTGTAGAACTTAAATAAGAATAGCTTATGTTTGGATTTTATGTTATACTTACCATAGTTGTTCTATTTATAGCTTTTATGGGTGGAGTTATCGGTTATTTAATTGGTAAATATTGGAATAGATAAATATGAGCATGCAAATATGTAAGGAAGCCTATCAAGAATTGATAGACGGAGATATAGAATGGCTTCTTAGACAGCCTAGAGACCTCGAAAGAGACCATATAGAGGCAGTGCTAAGAAAGAGTGTTGAACTTTTATATGGGAAGGAAGAATAGAATATGAGTGATAATGTTAAATATTTATGGCTTGCTTGTGATAAAGATGGCGAGCTAGTGTTGTTCAAAGAAAAACCGTTCCGTGATGATTGGTATGGCTTTTGGAGTAAGTGGGAAAGTGGTATTAAGTATAATTGTAATGATGAGATAACAGTTAGAGACCATAGGAACAACAGATTTACTATTCCAAGAAACAATATAGATTTGTCATGGGAGGATGAGCCAATTAAAGTAAAACTAGTTTTTGAAAAGATAGGTGAGTAATGTGTAGAACTTAAAAAACAGCGTATGAAGAAACAAATAATCTTAGACGAGCAAGATATTAAAGAGTTCCACGAGGATGCTGAGCATCTACGTTGGCTGTATAATAGAATGGTGAGTGAGCATGGTGAAAGCGTAAACTTTGATTACATGCACCGCTTTGCCAAGATATTCAATAAATTAAAGCAATTATAGCATATGAGAATAGAAAATATAAAGTTTAAGGCTAAACGTCTTGATAACGGGGAATGGGTAGAGGGTTCACTTACATACTCTCAGGGAATAGCGTATATTCATCGTAAAGAAAGTGATAAAGATGATAGATGTTATTTAACTCCTTACGAAGTAATTCCAGAAACAGTCTGTCAGTTCACAGGAATGATGGACGAAGACTGCAATGAAATTTGGGAAGGCGATATAGTGCATGATAGCTATGACTTATTATGTATAGACAATCTCTATGAGGTAGTTTATATTGAAGAAGAAGGAACATTTGCCTTCAAGAGTTTAGATAAAGTTGACAATTACGAGCCATTTGTTAATTTATTTGAAGTTTATGTTGTTGGCAATAAATTCGATAAGAAGTAAGATAAAGCTATGGTAGATGTAAGTAATCAGCACTGGAACGAAGATGGAAGCATTACTATTATGTTGAATAGTATAGAAGAAGTCGAAGAGTTCGTTGAGTGTATGAATATATGGAATAATAGAATGTATGAAGAATAAGATTTTAAACTTAATCAAGTCAGCCGTTTGGTTTGTCTTGTGTTTGTTTGTAGGAGCATTGATTTTTGAGGGCATTCGCTCTTTGGCTAATAGTAATGAACCTGCAAAGAAGATTGGTACATCAGTATTCACCGAGGAAGGACACGATTATCTAGTTGTGGACACGAAACATGGTGTTTGCGTTGTTCACGCAGAAAGTTGCCCTTGTCGTAAAAAGAAGTAGCTTATGAAAAAGAATATGTTTGAAGATATTGTTGCCGAAGGCAATATAGTTGTGATAGATAATTATTGGATTGTGTTATGTAAGCGTTGGAGACCAGAGTGTCACAATCTCTTCTGTTATCTTTATCTTCACAAGGAAGCTAAGAATTTAATGGTAGGCTCTCATTTTACAATGACCGAGGATAAAAAGAAATCTACTCGGTTGGCTACCAACGAGGAACGTCTTATGCTTTTTGAGGAAATGTTTAAGTATGGAATTGCTTTCGATAAGCACGTCCATCATTTGGTTGGAATGTTGGTTGGTGTATGAAGATTAGGTTGGCAAAGAAGATAATGAAGCAAGCTCGTCATCTAAGTACGGCAAGTGATTATTGGTACAGAAGATTAAGAGATTTTGAGTACAAAATATGCTATGGTTTTGTTGGTAAAAAAGACCATAGAATCACCAAGGCGATAAGTTTAACAAGTAAAAAGAAATGAGATATGAATGAGTTTACAAAGGTCTTTGCAAAGACAATAGAAGATGAAGCTATCAAGCAGATAGAAGTTCTATCCAATAGCGATGCTTACTCTGGTTGTGAAATAAGAATAATGCCAGATTGCCATGCAGGTAAAGGATGCACTATTGGCACGGTAATAGAGCTTGATAACAGAGTAGTTCCTAACACTGTTGGAGTAGATATAGGCTGCGGCATGAAAGTCGTAAGACTTGGTAAAGTTGATATTGACTTGCAGAAATTTGATGAAGCAGTCAATAAGTTGATTCCGTCTGGTTTTAATGTCAACGAGGGAGAAGTATCAGCCTACATAAACGGATTGGTTGATGGTTGTATGTTTGGCAAATTCCGTGCTTGGGATTGTCTTGACAGCATGGAAATAGTATATCGTTCTGTTGGAAGTCTTGGCGGTGGCAATCACTTTATTGAGTTAGATGCAAATGAAGAAGGAGAGAAGTTTCTTGTGATACATACAGGAAGTAGAAACCTTGGTGTTAGGGTATGCAACTATTACCAAAACCTTGCTTACCCGTATTGCCACAAGAAGGCTGCCGATAAGTCGGAGGTTATTGCCAAGCTAAAAAGCGAAGGCAGAGAAAATGAGATACAGAGTGTTATCAAGTCATTAGGTACTAAAAATATAAGCAAGGAACTTTCTTACTTGGAAGGTGATTTGCTCAATGACTACCTCAATGATATGCGCATAGTTCAAAAATATGCTGAACAAAACAGAATGATTATCGCCAACAGACTTGTAAATGCTTTAGGTGTGGATATTGACCCAAATTCAGACAAGCATTCTTTTACAACCATTCACAACTATATAGATACAGACAAGGGTATATTGCGAAAGGGAGCTATCAGTGCAAAAAAGGATGAGGTAGTCATTATCCCAATGAATATGCGTGATGGTTCTCTTATCTGCAAGGGAAAAGGTAACAAAGATTGGCTATGCTCTGCCCCTCATGGCGCAGGTAGATTAATGTCTCGTACACAGGCAAAGAAAGAGTTATCTATGGATTCTTACAAGAATGAAATGAAAGGTATTTATTCCACATCAGTTTGTGAAGAAACCATTGATGAAGCACCTATGGCATACAAGCCAACCGAAGAGATTGTTGAGTTAATCAAACATACGGTTGATGTCATTGATGTTATTAAACCAATTTACAACTTTAAAGCAAAATTATAATGAGCAAGGAAATATTTGACTTCTCGGAGGCTCTGAGAAGAATGAAGGAGGGAAAGAAAGTGAGAAGAAACGGCTGTTATTTTAGTTTGTCTATAAACAAGTATAAAGAAATATCCATCTTGTACCAACAAAGTTCCATAGAATCATTCACCCATGTTGTACCACATTATTGGCATTTCTTCTCCTTGGATGATATTCTTGCAACAGACTGGGAGGAGGTGGAAGAATGAGTGAAGATGATATAGTACGCAAAATTATGCAAGTCATATACGACTTTAACGACACGGACGAGTTCTGTCAGTGCCCACGTCTCTCTTCGCAACGTGAAGCAAAGATGATAGAGTATTTAGATAGAGTTTATGCCCTCAGACCTGTATATACAGGGAATGGTTACATATTTTTAAGAAAAAAAGATGAAGAATGAAAAAGAAGTATAGTTTCGCAAACGCCAAGCCTGTTCCTTTCGGAAAGATAGACTATTGGTTTCGTGTTGGTCAGTGTGGATGCCATAAGACGGACTACAAGCCGAACCTAATGGACAAGCGAAAGTTTATGGCTGAGTTAAGAAGAGACAGTAACATAATGATAAAACATTCTGAGTATGGAAAAGAAAGTATTGACCCTATCCGTCAGCAAGCAGTGGTTCGATATGATTGCTGACGAAAGAAAGGATGAAGAGTATCGGGAGATAAAGCCGTATTGGGCATCCCGACTTGTAAACCAGCAAGCCGAAGGCGGCGAAGTGCTTTTTGATGAGTACGGCGGTTATTGTTGTGTGACAGGTGAACCGGAATACAAGCCATACACCCACGTTCTCTTCATAAACGGCTACCGCAAGGATAGTCTACGAATTGAGAAGAAGATTGAGAGTATCACCATCGGCAAGCCTAAAAAAGGTCTTTGTCCCGATAAGTGGCTTTATACTGAGTTTTTTATCATCAAATTTAAGTGATATGAAAGTAAAGAATTTACCAAAGAAGATTTACCTCAACATCTGTAGCAATGAAGATGAGGTAGATTACAATGAGCTGAACGGGGTAACGTTCAGTACAGAAAAGATTGGTGTTACCGATTGTGATACAGAAAACGTTCCTTACGTGAATGCTGCATCATTATGGCACGACCTAAAAGAAGATAAGCCACCTTTAAGAAAGTGGGTAATGTTCCGATATAGTGGAGGTGGCGTAAATCCTACGGCTCTTCATTATGGAGCAATGAGTGACGATATATGGGTTGTCACAAGAGGAGACGGAACACAGCGTATAGAAGTTCTGTACGAGTGCTACGATAAGATAGAGTGGTTTGACTTTGATGAACTAAAATAGCGATAGCGTATGACAAATAAAGATTTTTTTAATGCGTATCGTGGAGAGCCTGTTCTTTATAAAGGTAATGATATTGGTGCATACGTTGCAGGGTATGTAGAAGAAAAGTATATTATCCTTGGGTTCTACGATGACAAAGGATGTATTCTTGTTTTTAATACAGGTGTGAATGTAGATGAGGTGTATGAATCATACCGATTCGCAAAGTTGAAGTATTTAAAAATAATAAAGAGTTAAGTGTATGGAAAAAGATAACTATTTTTTAAGCTTTTATTTATTCTTTTTATATTAGGAATTTTTGCTTATATGGGTATTAATGATAGGTCTCATAAAGGTAAAACTTTTTGGTATGAAGTAATAGATAAACGAGAGTCTGTAGGAAGTCACTTCTCAATTATTAACAAGGGAGTGAGGACAGATTATAATATAATATTCAAACGAATTGATAACGGAAAGCTGTTCCCATGTAAAGATGTGGAGTATGGAGACTATATTCAATATCAGTTAAACTACAAATACTCCATAACAGAGGAAGATATGCAAAGGCTTTCAGGTATTTATAATAGGGATTTCTATAAGTAATAAAAAAGAGAATATGAAGAAATATAAATATACGAACAAAGAGGAAAGACCAATACCCAAATATAAGAATGGTGATATTGCTTGGTATATTGATGGATGGTTTGATGCCCCACAACGCTGTATAGTAAAGGGATGCTGCAACGTATCTTGGTTTGAGGGGAACGAATTTAATTCATCGGGTTGGTGGATAGATTATAGATACAAACCCGACCATTGTAAACGAACCGTACAGCATACAATTAGAGAAGAAGAGCTTTTTGATACCGAGCAAGAGGCTTTAATTGCATTGTTCGAGAAGTTTAAAGATAAAGTAAAACGTAAAGTAGAATTCTTTAATAAAGAGTCAAAAAAGCTTGGTATTAAACAAGAGTTGCGATTGCTTTAAAAAGGGTAGGGGAAGTTATTCTTCCCCTATCTCTTTTAAACCTAAATCTATTAAGAGCTTATCCAATATCTCATTCACGTCATTACGGAAACTTCGGTAAGTAACATAATAGAAACTGATGTTTTTGTAATCATGGCTTACATTAGAACATGTACACCCCAAAACCTTAGCGATTTTTTCTCTTAACCCTCTTCTCATCTTAGAACCGCCAAGGGCACTAGGAGAATAAAGATAAAGAATAACAAAGATAAATTGCTTGCGTACCATTGTGGAATTTCGTCCGGCATGATAGCTCATAAACTTATCGTAAATATTGCCTACTTGCGATAAATCTTGCATCAATGGAATGGAAAGACTTATTTCTTCCTTGGATAAGATGGCCTTTGTTTCTCTAATCCATTTTATGCGTTCCATGATTTTCTTTAGATTCATTTCAATGTCTGGTTCTTTCATTCTTTTCTATTTTTAATCCAACATTTCATAGACGAAGTTAACCTCGTCTGCATCTATTTGTTTCCTAAACTTTTCTATGTTAGAAACTATCAACGAGCAGTGCTCGTACGAACTCTGCCCATTGATAACTTTTTCTATTCTTGTTATTCGGTATCTCATTTTATTTCGATAAGCGTTAAAATACAATACCCCAATAAATCTTTATAGCTGTCTAGGACAGGCTCTTCTTTAGCATCCTCGTTCAAAGTCAGCAAAGAGCAAATACGATTAATCTTCTCTTGCAAATGACCGAAGGCATACGGATAACCATCTTTAGCAAAACATTCCGAAAATGCGTTTCCATACCGCTTATTTTTGGTTTTGAACAATTCGATTTGCGATTCGATGATGTCGTTATAATCTGAAACAATATACCAAGAGAGCGTAAGCAAGGCTTCCATCGCCATTACGCTGATATGGCTTCGTAAGGTTTCTTTGTCTTTAGAAGATGCTCGTATCTCATACATAAGACGAAGGAAATTGGCTGCGCTTGAAAATAATCCGAGCTTTCCGAAGTCCTCCCTTAGAGATGATACGAAAGCGGCATTATCCTTGCATTCAATCATGTCTGCCAAACGTCTTATCACAAAGATATACTTGTTAGCATATTCGCAACACCCATTGTTATTTTGTTCCACCATGTCCGTATCCTCCTCCACGATTATTTTCCATATTCAACTCTCCAAGTATGCAATCTGGATTTTCTACCTTGCGGAATGCGCCCTGGCAAACACGAGTGCCTTTCTTGACTACGAAAACATAATATTCGTAATCTGAATCTAGTTTGAATTTGCTATCCTTTGTCGGCATATAACGGTCGGAATTAACTCTATAAAGCGCACCAATATCGTTTCTATAGTCTTCATCGACCAAACCTAGACAAATATCAATGTCCGCTCTAACATTAGTCATGTAACCAACTTGTGTTTCGTTCTTGCCAATAAAGGCCACATCAACTTCCATACCTTTGTCAGTAAAGCCAGAACGTGAACGAATATCCAAGCCAACACCTTTAGGAAGTTCAATTCCTAAATGTAGGTTGATGTGACCTCTACCCATTTTCACCCAAGGCATATTCAACACTACATCTTGTGGGCAGTAAAAATCAACTGCCGCTGCATTACCTTCCTTATAAGGAACGCTACCACCTCGCAAGTCAAGTACATAAGCCTTGCCTTGTGCAACTAACTTTTTTATTAACTCCTTATCCATTGTATATAAAGCCTAAATCATTTAAAGTTCTACAATTCTTAACCAGTCCTTTTGCCCATAAATTGCGCAACTCAGGTAACGGGTCTTTTCCGTACCTATTCTTTATGGTTGCTAAGGTCAAGATTTCCGGTTTAATATGTTTATCTCTTTTCTGCTGCCTTAGCTCCTTCAGAATATTCACTAAATCTTCCATTGACGAAATTCTCCATTGTTATATTGTCAACACCAAATTTATCAGCCAGATTATCGTTCCCAATAATCAGCCAATTAGATTTGTCTTTGAGAAACTCTATACTCTCGGTGCTTTTTGCAGCATCAACAAAAGTATCATCAATATTATCAGTAGAGCAATATGGAACTACCGCATTAACTGTATACATAGCAATTTCGTATGAAATAACCGATACCATTTTCTTGAATGTTATATCGCTTGAATACATTACTTGGTTCTTGTCATATCCTAAGATGTTGACACGGACTATATTATTATCTGCTTGCAACGCTCTAAAGAAATCGTGCTTTAGCTGAAAATCCGTAATATCTACAGGATGCTCGTTACCCGATGGAATACTTATAATATCCAACAGGCTTACAAAAATAACTTTTTTATTCATTGTCTTCATCTGTTAATAATTTATCTATTGTTTTTTCTAATTCGTCTAATCTTAGTGTATAATCCTCTTCGTAAACGCATGTCAATGTAGAAATAAAGAACTTATCATTATCTGTTCTCAATTCAATCTCCATGTATTCCTCGTAATAGCTATCATATTTAATTGCTATCGAAAAGGAGTTCATGTAAGCTGGATTAAACCTCCTCTGCAAAGCTTGTGCTCTCGTAAACGCATCATTGAATTCGTTTGTCATGGTTCAATCTTTTGTGTAAGCATTTCTCTGTTCTTTGCCATTGCATCATGGAAGCCTAAATCGTATCTGTCGGTCTGCTCCAGCTCATAGTTCCGCTTTATAAGTTCACTTGTCTGATACGAACTCTTTGCAAGTTGAATCTTAAAATAGACAAACTCAACAAACATAGCCATAAAGCAAAGAACAAAACCGATAATTACCGCTGCCTTTGTGTACTCCTTGCAGAACCTTACAATACACTTAGCAACCCAGCAAGTTGTACTAACTATGCCTACAAGTACAAGGTAAGGAATTCGTAAAAGAACCTTGCATAACATACTCATAGTACTCTTCGTATAAGATGCGAAATCCGTACTCGTAAAAACTAACTTTAACTTCTTCATATTTTAGCCTATTTAATGTTTATCAAAAGTCTTTTGTTAACGAACCACAACAAATCAATACCATTCATCATGCAATATCCGCAAAGCATGCCAATCAAGATTATTATCTTCTTGAACACTCGGTAATGTGTCATTTCAATCTTCAGCATAGACATCATCAAGTCTTCAAAGGAACGGTCTCTCATTGAATCTGGGTCTAGCCTCAACGATTTGACATTCATCTTGTACTTATTGGCCATTGAGAATAATATAATAGCAAACTCTGCTAATTTGTCCTCTAGAGTTCCGGCAACGAGTTTAGAATATATTTCTATCGTACCACGTCCATTAACATTTTCATATTCCCAACGTTTGGCGTTGAAACGACCTTCGTATTTGCGCATTTCTACAATAGCGTCAATTACGTTGAATGTTTCTGCTCTTTGGGTCTGGCTAGCAACATCAAAGTTGCAAGCCTCTATAATCTGTTCTATTTCTGCTATCTCCATTTTATACTATTGAATCTAAGTCAAAATCATTAGAAGGAATGAAAGCCACATGGTCTTTCTCCCTTGTCATCGTTTTCTCTCCTGTTCGCACGCAATTAATTTGCTTGGGATTTTTATGTCGTACCACAAATGTTCCAAAGCTGCGTATCATAACACGGTCTCTGTTGCGCAACGATTGCTTTGTGAGGTCTATGAAATAATTCACAATGGCTTGAACATCATCCTTGCGGAACTTTTTGCCATTTACATCTCTAAGGTTCTTAATGATTGCCTTGACAATTTCTTCTTTCTTCATATTCTCTAAGTTTTTTATTCCCTAAACTTCTAATCAAGTCGTATGGGTCTATACCATATTTCTTAACGAAACATTCTCTTAGCTTGCATATAGCCTTAAAATCTGCATTTGTTGTATTCTTGACTATCATATAAGCTGAGTCTAATCTAACATCAGCTTTAGGAGCTTTTACCCGAAAAATCTTGTTGCCTTTCTCGTCTTCGATAAGTTCTATATTAACTTCCTCGCCCTTAGCTTTTTTTCTTGCCGCCCATTCTTCATAAGTGATGGCATTTTGCTTGATAGCCTCATCTTCTTTAGCCTCTTTCTCTTTCTGTATATTTGCCTCTACTGCTTTTATGGCATCTATACGATGGGAACAGAAAGTATTCAAGCTCTTTGTTATAACTTGCGGATTTGGCTTCTTGTAGAATTTCTCAAACTTTCCGGCAATAAACATCTTGAAGAAAGTAATCAGCTCGTTCAGATTAAGGAAATAATACTCATCCTTTATAGCATTTGCAGTCATTATCTTGATATTGTCAGTAGCCTCATTATTTACAAAGCCACAAATACCATAGACATCAGAAACCCATGCTACAAGCCATGTTATTGCACTTCCTTCTCCATAACACAAGTCAAGATAGGTAAGTGTTGGTGCGTTGCTTTTAAAAGCTTTCCCGATTGGCATCTTACTACCTACTTGGCTTGATGGAGAGAAAGACATTAGAACGTTATCGAATGTTCCGTACTCATTGAATATTCGTTGCTTTTCTCTGTTGATTGAGGCGCTGCACGAGGTCGGCTGATTCTTGGTAATAGCCTTGCTCTGCGTCTTTATTAGTCCCTTGCTTTCTATCATCATAATTTCCTTCCAATACTTTAACAAAATTATTTGGTCTCATAATCCAATCAAAACTCGCCATCCATCCATTACTACCATTAAGGAATGAAGATGCTGCCGCCTTGTCAATCATCAACTTCATCTGCTCACTCCCATATTCTTTAAGCCGTGAATTAATCATTGACTTTCTCTTCGAAGTCAGGGCATGAACAAGAGGCATTCCTCTTCCAACGATAACCTTATTGAAATATTCGCAAACCTTCTTTGCTTTATCATCCACTTGTTGTACACTAGGGACGTTGTTCAATGCTATTCGTTCAGGTTCGTTCTTGTGTGGTTTAGATTCTTCACCTTCAGCAAATTCTATGTTGTCTTCATGCTTCCAAATAAAGACTTTTCCGCTACCGATAGATAACATTTGTTTCTCAAATAGCCCCTCAATAGCTTTTTTTACCTTTGCCACCGACATACCTATCTTATTCGATAATTCCTTGTTGCTCCCATATACATATCCGTCTTTGTCAGCATTAAATGACAGACGTACGAAAGCGACCAATTCATCTGCATCCAAGCTACACGCTTTTTCGTCTAATTTTACTATCATATCTTAAAAGAATGTATTTGTTAATTGTTTATTTCCACTCATTATTACCCACTTTCCTTTGCCGTTTAGGTCTAGCAATTTCAAGTCTTCAACTTTCCCGAACCTCTCATAAGTACCGCAGAGGTCAACAAACCAAGGTTGTTTCCCTTTTGATAGTCTAAGAAGTCTTCCTACGACTTGATAGTATTGCGCTAATGAACGTGTTGGCTTTGCATACACGACCGTATCTAACTCCGGATAGTCAAAACCTACGACCAATATTTGACTATTTACCAATACCTTAGTCTGACCATTACGGAAACGCTCGATGATTGCTTCACGTTCTTTCGGTGGTGTCTCGCCACAGACCATTTCGCAGTTAGGTATGGAATATGTCAGTTTCTGAGCCTCCTTAACGAACTTCGTAAAAACCAAGATGCCTTTACGCTGTCCACCTCGTTTAGGATTAAGCAATCTTTTAACAACACTAACTAGCCATCCGTACAAATCTACACGTTCATATTCTTGCTTGACACTTTGGTCAGTGTAATCACGGCAAGTTGAATTGAGCTGCAAGTTTCCTTCGTTCCATTGTGGTGGTGGGCATGTGTAATAGTTCGGAAGACAGATATATCCGTTTTTTGCCATATCCTCAACTTGAACATAGTAGATAAGCTCCTTGAAAATCTTGTCTCTACTTCTTGTCAGAAACTTCAGTATGCTACCATAGTTCTGATAGGAATACAGACGGAAAGGTGTTGCGGTTAAACCTATGACCTTGCTCTTTAATTTATCAAGAAACTCCTTATACATGCCGGATTCAGGTTTCACTAAATGAACCTCATCAATCAATATGTACTTGAAGTCAGTAAACAATTCGGGATGTCCTTTCACGCTACCAATTGTAGCAAAAGTAACATCGCTGATTTCTTTTGATTTAAAGCTAGCGGAATAGATGCTGGCATTATCAAATCCATAAGAACAATACTTCTTGTAGTTTTGTTCCAAAATTTCCTTAGTAGGAGAAAACACAAGCACTTTATCTTTGAGCCTAGCAGCTATATCTGCCAAAATCAATGATTTGCCCGATGCAGTAGGGAGCACTTCCAGAGCGTTCCAGTTTTTCTTCTTATCCAAGAAAAACTCAACCGCCTTCTTGCTTGCCTCTTCTTGATATGGTCTTAATTTAAACTTCATTTCACAAATAATATGAAATCACTTTTGTTACTATATAGGAATGCACAAGTCTTATGCATAACAAAAGCCAATAGAAAAATGACCTTACAGTTTTTATGGTGTGTCTCACCAAGACGATTGCAAAGGTACGAAGAATAATTTAATAATGCAAATAAATTAGTGTCTATTGTTGAAGCTGTAACATTATTTAAACCTTATTGATTATCTTTTTCTTCATTCATTTTCAGAATTAGAGCCGCATAGTATTTATAGAGTTCCTGTAATTCAAAGACCGACCAATTCTTTGCTTGATGCTTCATTACTTCCAGTAAATCGACTTGTTGTTCTCCGAGCCGCTTTACTTCTTCCATATCTAAAGGAACGTGAGGATGCTTTTGCAAATAAGCCAATCTTCCAAGCTTCATTACTAAATTCTTTCTATAACCGATAAGATGGTCAGAAGAGAATCTGTTGCATCGTTTGCATTCCGCATTCTGATTACGTGTATCAAAGCGCAAACTCATATGAGTTCGTCCGCAATAATGCCCATTGTCGGCTTGGTCGATTGGCAATATTCGTCCACAACTGATACATCTGAAGTACTTATAGTGAAACTCTCTAGAGTCTCTCATGCGGATATAAACCGACATAAGCCTATCTAGTTTGTCAACCCACTTTTGCTTCTCGCTCCTTTGGTGTTTAGGCTTCTTTCCTCCTTTGTTAAATCTATCATAATATCCCATAATCTTTATCCTTTATCAAACCAAAAGTCATAGTTGCTGCTGTGGGGGTCGAACCCACAACCTTTTTCCGATTTGGGCGGACGTTCTACCATTGAACTAAGCAGCACCACCCCATAGGGGGATTTCAAACTAATTAAATAATAAGAAAAATGAAAAGCCTTACTCCTTTGGTTTACCCATATGCAAGAAAACATCCATGATTGATGTTTCCTTAAGGCTTGTAATATTGTAATCAATCATAGTCTTACCCATAATCTCATCTACATTCTTACGAGCCTTCTCAATGGTATCACCCTGCACAAGATAACGAACCTTGGTCTTCCTCTCCTTGCCAGATTTTTCGTCAATAGTAATCATGTTAATACTGCAATCGTAGTATTTATCCTCACTATCTACCTCTGAAAGGAACAACTCAGAGAAACCTGCTTTCTTCATAGTGACAATCTCCATATCACCATTTGTGTATACCGCCATTTCTTCTGTAGTCTTAGCCTCGCATTCTGACCATGACAAGGCATCTACAACATATTGCTCTGTAGTTTTAGCGTTCGTTCCGTCTTCTAGAGTTTTCTCATAACGAACACCTACGATAAAATACTTTCCTGTTAATGATTTCATATTCTTTCTTTTTATGTTAGAGAATGTGGTATCGGTGAGGCTTGAACTCACGACCTAATGTTTAGGAAACATTTGCTCTATCCAACTGAGCTACAACACCAAGCATCCTATAAAAACTCTTTATTTAATTCTGCTTGCCTCTCCACCTGCGTCTGCCATACCATATAAGCATGGTCTTGTGGAGTAGGTATGTATAATCCTCTTTCCATAGAGCAATGATGAAGCCATCGGTCTATACATAAAGACATTTCTTCTTTGTCAAGGTCTGGTATGTGCCTCCAATATTGGAAGGCCTTGCCTTGTTTATTCTCACGCTCCCTAAGAAAAACATCCTTATTTACACGTTTGAACTCTTGTTCGATATAGTCCTTAGTATATCCTTCTTCGATAGCTACGTAAGTGATTGTTACCCACAGATAAGCATTCTGCTGGATTGTCCTAGATTGTTGCCTCTCTTTAAGGTCAACAACAAAGAACTTCTCATTATAATAATCACCTTGTAGTTTCTTGGCTTTGGTTATCATAGCCCTGGTTCGTTCCTCGAACTTTTCAAGCTCGACCGGATTCAACATATTATATACCATCTTTCTTTAATGAAAGAGGGTGTGTCATAAGTCTATGGCGCACCCTCTTTTATGTTATTTATTGTATAATCCTAGAAGTATCGTAGCCTATTCCAAAAAGGGAATCATATA